TGACCTAAGGAAAGGTGCTGCTTCTGGTGCTGACGAAAACAACTTTCTAACAGCTTCTACAGTTGCAAGAGGAAGATCACTTCTTGGAGAAAGAGGCGAAGAGCTAGATACTCTAGTTATTCATCCATCTGTTGCTTACTACTTGTATCAAGTAGGTCTACTAACATTCTCAACATCTGCTCTATCAACTGGTGGTGCAGTAACTTGGGGTGGCGGTGGAGTTGGTGTAACTGACAGAAGTATCGGCCAATTTGCTGGTATGAATGTTGTTATTGACTCTCAAGTTAATACAGTTCACCCTGGTACAACAGGTCATCAAAAAGAGTTTCGTTGCTACTTAATCAAGTCAGGAACAATTCTTGAAGGTGAGCAATCTCCTCTAAGTATTGAATCAGATAGAAACATCTTATCCAAGCAAGATGTTATGTCTGTTGATTATCACAGTGCTTATCACGTTATGGGAACTAAGTGGACATCTGCCACAGATAACCCAACTAACGCACAGTTAGCTAACGATAACAACTGGGCAATCACATACGATGCTGACTTAATTCCAATAGTCGAGCTAATCGTTAACTCACCACTTGATACAGGTACTAATCCTTAGTATTATTTAATCGGTGGTCAAGAAACCTCATCAATTATTGGTGGGGTTTTTTCTTTACGCTACAATAAAACTAAAATTACTTAAAAATCGTGGCAGCTACCATAAATGCAACTGTTAAAGGAGAAAATGCTAATAGCTATGTCACATTGACAGAAGCTAATGCTTATTTTGAAACAGTTCCAGATTCAACAACTTGGGATAATAAAACTGATGACCAAAAGAACAGATCATTAATAGCAGCTACCAGATGGATTGATAGTTTTGTTTACTATGGAGATAGATGTGATGATGGACAGGCATTAAAGTTTCCAAGAAATAATTATCAGGTAGATGGTGTTGAATTAGCTTGCTCTAAAATTCCAAACAATATTAAGTATGCACAATATGAACTAGCAAGAGCATTAGCAAACGACACAGACGCAATGACAGGAAATGTAGGAACAAACGGAAACATAGCCGAAGCAAAACTAGGAGACTTAGCAGTTAAATACAACACATCTAGTCAGGGAACAGGATCAGTAAATAATGTTTTAGACGTTTATCCTTGGTTACAAAGTTACCTTGGAGCGTATATGTTAGGTGGTGCAGGAACTTTTCAACTACGAGCAGTAAGAGGATAATATGTCATTTGTAGACGATACATTTAAGACCTTACCAGCACAGCTACTAAATCAGTTCGGCATAGACATAACTTACATAAAAGCTGCTGCTATACAAGGATATAACGCAACTACAGGAGAAACAGTAGGATCTGACACGAACGTATCCATGAAAGCCCTGATAACCAGTGTCACAGCTACAGAGTTTCAATCAACATCCCAGACAACAGACGTACAAGTAATATTTGGTAACGCAGAACTAGGAAACTATTTCCCAACCAGTAGAGATCGCATACAATACACAGAAGCAGGAGCAACTAAAATAGCGAGAATAGTAGACGTAAAAACATCCAGAGGCGACCAACCTATCCTTCACACAATATTGGCACGACCACAATAATGGCTAAAAACGAAATTCCAAAACTAATAGAAAGAATAAAAGCTGTATCTTATGCAGTTGCTTTTACTGCTCCTGCTCGTTCATCCGAAAAAGTAATAGACTCTATGCAAAAGGTTGGACCACGTTGGACAGGAAGATTTTCTAACTCTTGGATAATACAGAATGAACAATTAGGGCTATTAGCTGATGGTACTCAACAACCAGGAGATCCATCTCCAATAAAATTTGCAATTAGTCCAAGCAGAACCGCTATAAAAAGAGCATTAAAATCAGGAAAATCAATATTTTCGATAACTAATATGACTCCCTACGCAAACCAAGCAGCAGATTTAGAGGATTTTGTAGCTGAACCAGTAGGTTTTGAGCCTGATAATTTTAAAAGAGGTGAAAGAGAGAGTAAAAGAGGTTTAGTCAGTGTATTTGATGAAGGACCAGATAGAGCAACTGCTGAGTTAGATTGGTTTTCTGACTATGCCCAAAGTGGAGGTACTATGCAATCAGAGGTAGAAAGTACCTTTAGAAGAATTTTTGAAAAAGTAAAATGAACTATCAATCTGTCCGAACCGCTATCGAAACTCCGTTCCAAACTAATTATGGAGCATTAAGTCCTGCGATACCTGTATTTTTTGACAACTTTTACAATGTTTTAGCGGATAGTGTAGACGAATTTATCCATGTGAACATAAAATTTGGGCTTACCACTGAAACAGCATTAACTACTTCGCACAACCATATACGAGGAATAATCATAGCAAGAATATGCACAGAAAAGAATAAAGGGCCAGCTAGAAATCAAACCCTTGCTACAACAGCGTTTACAACTCTAAATACCCTGGACAACACAGCAAAATCAACAAGCGGAGTCTACTTACGCATGGGTCAAATTGATGGACCGAGCTTCACAACAATAGAGGGTGGTCAAGAATCCAGAAAAGGTCTGTATCCATTTTTTATATCAAGAATAGAAACAAATTTTCAAGCTCAGTTAACTCCTTGAATCTTTTCATAGATTTACGCTATCCTATAGACATATCGGGTAGTACCCGTATGTTCAAACCTTAGAATTATTAATCATGGCTACAGTTCTATCGGGTACTTCGGGAGCGTTATATTATTCTCCTGCTGGTACAAGTGCAACAACTCTTACAGCATCAGCTTTTCCCTCATCAGGAGGAAACATCACTGTCGGATCTCAGTTGGGTTATAGAGTAAATGACACAGTAACACTCGCATATCCAACAGGATCTACAGTAACTAACTGTATTCCAGCAGCAGATTACTTTGTAAAAACTTATGATGCCTCAACTGGTGTTATGACAGTTTCCTCAACAGCAGGAGGAGCAGCAGTAACAGCATCAGCATCTCCTACTTTCGTTGCTGGAACATTTGCAAGCATTACATTTACAGCACCATTAGTTGTTGGATCTGTAAGAGAGTGGAGTTTTGAGATAACCAGAGCAGAAATTGACGTAACAAGTATTGGTCAAACTGTTACTCAAACCGCACCATTTAGAACCTTCATCTCAGGTTTCGCTGATGGTAGTGGTTCTGCCAGTGTTTACTCAACAGATGATGACACACTTCTATCCAGCAGAATGGTTGAAGATGTTATTCAACGTCAGCAAGCTGGTGCAAAAGTTAGATTGTATATTGATCGTCAGATGAGTGGTGCTAACGTAGATCAAACCGCAAGTAGATCAATCTTGGCAGACATCATTCTTACTTCTGCAAGTTTCAACGTTAACCCAGATGACGGACAGATTGTAGAGATAGCCTTCAGACCTAGTGCTGCTCCTACATTCGACCTATCTAAGACTGCATAATATTTTACTAGTAGTTATTAATTATTATGAACCTCGGTCAATCCGAGGTTTTTTATTGCATAATGAAGTACACTAATAAAAACAATACGAAATTTATGGCGACAATGAACGCTCTCGACAGACTTAAAAAAGCTGCGAATCTCAGCCCAATCAAGAAAGAGGTAAAACTATCCGATGGATCGCTCTTCGTCATGTATGTAACTCCTTTGACAATGGCAGAGCGTGAAAGAGCACAAAGGCAAGTAAGAAGCGATGACTCAAATGGCTTTGCTTTACAATTATTAATAAACAAAGCATTAGACGAAAACGGAACAAAACTATTCAACGCAGGAGAAATAGACGTTCTTAAAAACGAAGTCAAGGACAGTGACCTTCAGTCTCTTATGCTTGCAGTGATAAACGCAGAGGAGGAAGAAGTAATAGACCCAAAATCTTAGCCAGCCAGTTAAAAAAAGATAACTGGATGATGCTCAAGTTCGGGGTAGCCAAAGAATTAGGTAAGACGCTCCACGAAATAGGAGAAATGACAGAGCAGGAACTTATTGGTTGGAGTGCTTACTTTCAAATATTGAATGAAGAACAAGAAAAGCAGTACCAGAAAATAAAACGTGCTAGATAGTGCTAATCAGTTTATTTAATGTAAAATAAAGTAAGTATTTCTTTTTGACTGTGGCATATAAAGCCGAGATAGATGTAAAAGTACGGAATCTTGGCTCGATTAGTCAATTAGAACAGAAGTTAAGCAGTATAAGCAAAAATGTAAACGCAATAAATAAGAAAAACCTAAAAGGTGGTGGAGGAGGTTCTAGGGCTACCAAAGATCCATTAAAAGATGAGTTAGCCAGTTTAAGATTACAAAATACAGCTTTATCTAATATAAATAGAGCACAAAGAGCAGCCAATAAGTTAAAGGACATAGGAGTAACTTTAGAAGAAGAAATGGCAGCTTTGAAAAAAGTGTCAAAAAGAAGTGTAAGCGATAGCTTAAGTGAGGACAGAAAGATTGTTGAATTAAAGAAGAAGAGTATTCAAGATGCTGAAAGATTAATACTACTCACACAAAAGAGGGGAAAAGCTCAAACAGAGGTAGCAAAAGCCACCGAAAGAACTCTCACAGCACAAGAGCGAATAAATGTTTTACGTTTATCTGGCAGTGCTAATAAATTAGCAGGAGGAATGGGTGGATTTATTGATAACCAGAGAAAAGGTCTAGGTCCAGGGAATTTACTAGGCTTACCTAGTTCAAAAGATATAGAAGGTAGAGGAATACAGAGATTAGGAGCAACCCCAACAATTAGAGATAAAGCAGGAGAGTTTACTGCGAGTTCTGTAGAAAAGGCTGAATTTTTTGAAAAACGTAGAAATGCTGCTATTGAAAGAGGAATAGAAGCTAATAACAAATTAGTAGGCTCTGAGCGAATAAGAAATAGACAGACTATTAGAGTTAACAGAGCAATCGAGAAAAACAACAGACAGACTATAAGGCAAGCAAATAATCTCGTAAAGTTGGGAGATAGATTTGGTCAACTTGGAACAAATATAGCCAAATTCCAAGATGGTCTACTAAAAACTAGAGGACCAGGTGGAAGTATGCTCGCTCTTCCTAGTGCTCAAATGCTAGATAAAAGAGTTAAGGCTACAGGTCAAGCTGGTGGATTTAGTAGAGCAATACCAAGATTTAGGATGCCTTCTCCTACCAGAGGTTTTGATTTTGAAAGTGCTCTTATTAGTGGAGGTTTTCCTCTATTATTTGGTCAAGGTCCAGGTGTAGCAGCAGCAGGAGCTTTAGGTGGTGGTGTAGGTGGAATGTTTGGTGGTATGGGTGGTTTTGCAGGAGGTATTGCAGCTACCGCTTTAGTAACCAGTATTCAAAATGCTATAAATGCAATAAGCGAATTAGGTCAAGCTCTCGGACCATTCACACAAAACAGTCAAGCTGCTATAGACGCACTGGGTTTACAAGGATCGGCAGAAGAAGCTCGAATAAAACTAATTGAACAGACAAAAGGTAAGACAGCAGCCTTCAATGCTGCCATGAACTTAATGTCCACTCAAATAGGACAAAAAGGAGTCGATGCCCTAAAACAATTTGGTGATTCTACACGATTATTAGGTGGTCAATTTGCGCTCGCTCTTACTAAATTACAAGCATTTACAGCAGGAGTCGCAAACTTCATAATTAGAATTTCTGGATTGCAAGATTCTTTAGAAGCAGGAGCAGCTACTCAAACAGTTGCAGCAGCAGCAGGAGAAGGGAATGCAGAGGCAAAAGCCCTAGTTGCAAGAAGACAAGCTGCCGAATCCTTGAGAGGTCAAGGAGGTCAAGGTGCAAGGAAAAAACAATTATTAGAAGAAATTAGTGCTGAAGAAAAAATATTTGCAATTAGAAGAAATACAACAATAGAAGCAGATAACTTAACTCAGAAGTTTGATGCTTTGGGAATTAGCTTAAAAGCAGAGAAAGAAGAATCACAGCGAATATTAGAGCTAAGAAAACAGGGAATAAACCCAGAACTAGCTAAGACTCTTGCTTCTATTGAAAAGGAGGGCACTATAGCTAAAGATAATCTACAAGTTGAGATTGATAAACTTCTTGAAAAACAAGCTAAAGAGGGAGAACTTAATGAAAAACTTCAAACAAGACTAACAACACTTGAAAAAATACAGGATGAAATAGATGAAGAAATTGGTTCAATGTCTGAACTTGCTGAAGCAACAGATGAATTAAATGAGTCAACTAAAAATTTAAAATCTAATTTTGAAAGAATTGGAGAATCTATTGCTTCTGGTGTTACTGACAATATAACTGCTGCTATTCAAGGAACAAAAACTTTGGGTGATGCAGCTAAATCAATTTTAAACGATTTAAGCTCCTCACTTATACGACTCGGTGTGAATACATTATTATCTAAGATCCCTGGCTTCGGTGGTTTACCTATTTTAGGAACTAGATCAAAAGGTGGACCAGTTAGAACAGGAGGCAGTTTTGTAGTAGGAGAAAAAGGGCCAGAACTATTCGTACCAAAAAGATCAGGTACAATAATTCCTAATGATAAATTAGCTGGAGGAGGAACTACAAATATCAGTGTAAATGTAGATGCTTCTGGATCTTCTGTTCAAAGTAATGAGCAACAAGGAAAAGAGCTTGGCAGAGTTATTTCAGCAGCGATACAATCAGAATTAATTAAACAAAGAAGACCTGGAGGTTTATTAAGATAATGGCTACTTTTCCTAGTTATAACCCTGTTTTTTCTGCAAACAAAACTGATATTACTAATACTAGAGTAGTTCAGTTTGGTGATGGCTATCAGCAAAGATTTACTTTTGGTTTAAATCAAAATGCAAAACAATGGAGTTTAGTTTTTAACGAAGATAATACAGACGCAGCCATAATAGAAAGTTTTTTAGAAGCAAGAAAAGTTGATGGTGCATCTTTTGATTGGTCACCTCCAGATGAAACAGTAACTTATAAATGGGTATGTCCTTCTTTTACAAAAGAAATATTTGATTTCAATAGAAATAGAATAAATGTAACTTTCATACAAGTATTTGAACCCTAATGGCAAAACCTGTATCTGAAACCCAATCAATAAATCCTGGTTCAGTTATTGAAATGTTTGAACTGACAACAGACGCAGCTTTACATGGATCAGCTACTACATATAGATTTCATGATGGCAGTAATCCAATAGCTTATGGCAATAATAATTCTAATGGAAATATCGTTTGGAACGGTAATACTTATATTGCTGTACCTTTAGAAGCTGATGGATTTAAATATGCGAATGGTCAATTACCCAGACCTACATTAACGATAAGTAATGTCACAAATTTAATTACAGCTATTTTATTAAATGTAAATGTTGTAACCCCTGGAAATGATTTAACTGGTGCTGTAGTAACAAGAGTTAGAACATTAGCAAGATTTTTAGATGCTGTAAATTTTACAGGCAATACAAATCCCTATGGAACCCCCGATCCAACAGCAGAATATGCAAAAGAAATATACAAAATTGATAGAAAATCAGCAGAAAACAGAGCCGTTGTTCAATTTGAATTAGCTGCTGCTTTTGATTTAGCAAACATACGAATACCTTTGAGAGTATGTACTAAAGAATTATTTCCTTCTATTGGTACGTTTATGCCATGAATGAGTGGAAAGAAGCTGCTCTTAGTCATGCAAAGGTTGAAGATCCTAAAGAATCTTGTGGTTTATTGTTAAATATAAAAGGTAAGGAAAGGTATCATCCTTGTCGTAACCTATCTATGACAAACCATCAATGTTTCATTCTCGATCCAGAAGATTATGTAAAGGCAGATAATACAGGAGAAATAGTAGCTATTATTCATAGTCATCCAATTACACCTCCAACACCTAGTCAGGCAGATTTAGTTAGTTGTGAAAGATCCAATTTACCTTGGTATATTGTCAATCCTAAAACAGAACAATGGGGACATTGTAAACCCAAAGGATATAAAGCTCCTTTAATAGGTAGAGAATGGGTTTGGGGTATAACTGATTGTTGGTCATTAGTGAGAGACTGGTATAAGGAAGAGAAAAATATTGAACTTAGAGATTGGCAAAGACCGACAACACCAGAAGAATTTATTAAAAATCCCATGTTTGAAAGATGTGCTGAAGCTACTGGATTTAGAGAGTTAGAACCAAATGAGAAACTTGAAAATGGTGATTTGTTATTTATGTCAATAATGGATGCTGGTTTAAATCATGTAGCTATTTTCATAGATGGAGATGTCTTACATCATTTATCTAGTAGACTTAGTTGTAAAGAACCATACTCACCTTGGTTACTAAAATGCACAGGCAAGAGGTTGCGTTATGTTGCGTAAATTAAAACTATATGGAGAGTTGGCTACATTTGTAGGCCATAAAGAATTTGAGATACAGGTACATAATTTACCTCAAGCTATTAGCTTTTTAGTAAATAATTTTCCAGAAGTTGAAAAATATATGAATCCAAAACATTATTTAGTAAAAGTAGGTAATTATGAAATAACTGAGAATGAAATCCACGATCCAATAGGTCAACAAGATATTCATATAATTCCTGTTATTAGTGGTGCTGGTGGAGATACTTTTAATACTATTTTGTTGGGAGCAGCATTAATAGGTGCATCATTCTTTTTTCCAGGTGCAGGACTTTTTGGAACATTTGGATCTGGAGGTGTTGCTGCTGCTGGTACAGCCCTTACTAAAGCACAAGTAGCAGCAGGGTTCACAGTGGGAGGAACAGTAGGAACTCTTGTAGGTACAGGTATTAGTGCGATTGGTGCTGGTCTAATACTTCAAGGTGTTGGTAATATACTTTACCCAACTCAAGATCCTACATTTGAAGACAATCCACAAATATCATTTAATTTTTCTGGAACGCAAAATACAGCAAGAGCTGGTACTCCAGTTCCTATTGTTTATGGTGAGATATTTACAGGTTCAGTTGTTATAAGTGGTGATGTAGATACAGAAGCGGTACAAGCATGATTGAAGATAATAAACATATAGCTGGATCTGGTGGTGGTGGCGGTAAAGGTGGAGGTCAAGATCCACCAACCATTACACCTGATAACTTACATAGTAAACAGTTTGCGACTTTACTTGATCTTATTTCTGAAGGTGAGATAGAAGGTTTTTCAAGTCCTTCAAAAGAAGGAAGAACTAAAGGTACTACTGCATATAAAAATGCTGCAAAGAAAGATATTTTTTTAGATGACACACCAATTTTATCTTCTACGGCTGACTCAACTAATCCACAAAATGTTGACTTTAATCATCAAAATGTAGATCTTGATATTCGTTTTGGTACAGATCCCCAAGCAAAAATGTCTAAAGTTTCGGGAAGTGCTTCTCTTTTTAGCGTAGGGGTGAAAGTTGAAAATGGTAGCCCAATAACAAGACAACTTACTAATAATTCTGACTTAGATGCTGTGAAAGTTACTGTTACTGTTCCTATTTTGCAAATTATTGAAGATGATGGCGATGTTGTAGGTTCTTCAGTTAGTTTTGATATTCAACTTCAATACAATGGAGGTGGTTTTACAACAGTTCATTCAGATACTATAAGAGGTAGAACAGCAGATGCTTATAACAGAGAATATAGAATTGAACTTACTGGTGCTCATCCTGTAGATGTTCGCTTGGTAAAAACATCAGCAAATAGTACAGATAGAATACAAAGAGATTTAATTTGGCAGTCTTATTCAGAATTAGAGGATGATTCAAGCACATATCCAAACAGTGCATATACAAGACTACGTTTAGATTCAGAGTTTTTCAGTAGGATTCCTGGTAGAAAATTTAGAGTTAGAGGAGTAAAAGTAAGAATCCCAGGTACAGGAGCTAGTGGATCGGGTACTCCAACTGTAGATTTACAAACTGGAAGAATAGAATATCCTACTGGTTACATTTTTAATGGTGTGATGGGTGCTGCCCAATGGACAACTTGTCCTGCCATGATACTCCTCGACTTGCTGACTAATACTAGATATGGATTAGGTAATCATATTATTGATAGTAATTTAGATTTATTTTCATTTGTAACTGCCAGTAAATTTTCTAACACTCTTGTATCAGATGGATTTGGTGGACAAGAAGCTAGATTTGCTTGCAATATAAATATTCAGACAAGCGTTGAAGCATTTAGTGTCATAAATACTTTGTCAGGAATAATGAGATGTATGCCTATTTGGTCTGAAGGAGCTTTACTTCTTACTCAAGATAGTCCAAAAGATCCAAGTTATTTATTTACATTAGCTAATGTTGGCCCAGAAGGTTTTAGTTACACAGGAAGCAGTTTAAAAACTAGAAGTACAGTAGTCGCAGTTTCGTATTTTAATATGGAAACTAGAGATTTAGATTACGAAGAAGTTGAAGCGGAAGCAGCCTATAAAAGTAAATATGGACTTCATGTAAAAAGGGTAAAAGCATTAGGTTGTACGAGTAGAGGACAAGCTAGAAGATTTGCAAAAGCTATATTATTTGCAGAACAGAGAGAAACTGAAGCTGTAAACTTCTCTGTCTCTATGGAATCAGGATGCGTTGTACGTCCTGGAGCGATTATTAGCATTTCCGATCCAGCAAGAGCAGGGATAAGAAGAGCAGGAAGAATTAATGCAGCTACTACGACCCAAATAACAGTAGATGATTCTAGTTCTACTGATTTATCAGATCAGAATAATCCCAAGTTAAGTGTCATATTACCTAACGGAACTGTTGAAACTAAAAATGTAACTTCTATTTCTGGCAAAGTAATTACTTTAGAAAGTGCATTAAGTCAGACACCGAATGTTAATAGTATTTGGATGCTTGAAAATGATACTGTTTCTGCTCAGTCATTTAGAGTAATGTCTGTTGAAGAACGAGATGGAATTAGTTATGGAATATCAGCATTAGCTTATGTAAATGAAAAATACGCATTTATTGAAGATGGAGAGACAATAACACCACAACAAATATCAACTTTAAATTTACTTAAACCTCCTCCAGAAGGATTAGATGCTGAAGAAACTATAGTTCTTATCAATAACCAGCCTGTATCTAAATTAATTATTAGATGGAAACCTGTGACGGGTGTTTCAAATTATATGGTTAATTATA